AGCGGGTAGAGACTTTTTAATTGAAGATATCTACCTCATGCATAGACTCAAACTTCGCCCCGAAAAGACGGAGAGGGACCGACAGCGTCTCGTAAAACTCGCACAGATGATTGATAAAAGTATCAAAACGGGCAGCTCAATTGAAGACATCTTCAGGAAGGTTAAGAGAAATATTATCAAAAAAAAACAACGGAACCCACCTCTCGGACACGTCTCTGTCACGAGAGCCGCCAAGATTGACCCAGCGAGGTATGCATATTTCACTACGAAACCATCTGATGAACGTTTATCCAAACAATTGGTACATGGACTAAATCCTGTAGTCAAAAATACAAAAGTCGAGGGATATCAAAATACAAATGGAAATAAAAGATTCAATCTGAAATCACTCACGTGGAAAACGAACAATAGAAATGCATATGTTAAGAATGAAATCAAACTTCGTACAGAGCAGGCTCTAAAAATTCCCAAAAATATAAACACCTCAAAAACTCTGTACGGATATAAGGCTCGTAGAAATAACTGGGTTCCAATTTCAGTTCTCAGGGGAGCTGCAGCTATACCATTCATCGGTTTAAAGAAATGAGACATAATCCAGGTATAACATGTTATACAACCCCCCAGTAAAAGGTGAAGATGGTCTCTACTTTGTCAAGGCATTGACTGATGAAAAGCGTAAGTGCCTCGTGCAAGTCAATGGTGTTAAGGTTGTAGATATATCAGGAGAGTTTGTTTTCGATCTCTCCTCTAACGATAATATAAACAAGATCCAAGAAGTTGACACAGGTAACCTCGTGGCAGCTGTTGAGAATTGTGAGACTTGGTTTAACCGAAAATTATCAGATAATGTAATCACATCGGCGTATACCTCCAGCCACCTCAGTCAGGAAATCACAGGCGACCTCCTCGATGTCACCAGGGTATATGATTCTAAACAGGAAGGTATTGACATTGAATCTGTACAACCGGGTAAGATGTGTGATGTCATCCTCGAATTCGCTGGACTTTGGTTCGCCAAGAAAAATTTTGGTCCATCTTGGAATGTTGTTCAGATCAGAGTTCACGATGACCCGATCACAGATACATACCCAGAAGGATATGCCTTTACCGATTAAAAAAAAATAATATAAAGATATATAAAAGACAATGAAGAACGCCCGTGTTCAACAACTTGTAATGATCGTGGCCGTCATGGTTGTAGTGTACTTCCTATTCAACTGCATGGACAAATCTGATTACAGCATCAAGGAGTATGCCGCCTTCCCAGGTGCCGGACCATCGGCGGCTCCAGGTGAGGCTGGTAACGTTGGCATGAACAAGGGTACAGGGCTCGCGTCCTCCCTCCTCCCCCGCGAAGTTGCCTCCGATGAGGACTTTGGTCAATTTGCCCCAGAGGACATCCTCAAGGGTCAGAACTTCCTCGAGCCCCGCCAACAGGTTGGTTTCCCAGAGACTGTGGGTGGCAACCTCCGTAACGCGAACCAGCAGATTCGCGCGGATCCCCCCAACCCCAAGGACCCCTTCGTTTGGAACAACTCTACAATTGTCCCAGACACAATGCAGCGTGGTTTGTGCGCTTAAAGATTAGGTGACATGTGTATGTAACAATGACCACTGTGCCTAATGAACTTTCCGAGAGCGTTTCAAAGCTCGTCGACCTTACAAAACAACTTTCAGAAGCAAAAGCTGATATCAAGATTCTAAACCAGGAGGAAAAGCGCCTCAAAGAGGCTGTGAAGAAGCATATGGTTAATCAGGGTATTGATACCATTAACCTCAGAAAGGGTAAAATCAGTATCCGTAAAAGTGTAAGGAAGTCTGGTATGAGTAAGGATGCAATCAAGGATGGACTTTTGAAGTTTTTTGCAGGAGACGAAGCAAAGGTCGAAGGAGCCCTAAATGCCATCCAAGACGGACTAAAAGTAAAAGAATCTACCACAATCTCATTAACTGGTATAAAGGAAAAACCTGAAAAAGAAGATAAGTAATACACTATGGTTTGGAGCCAATATGTATACGAAGCAACCACTGGCCTAGATTCATACGCCAGTGATGACGAAGAATTTAACGATGACACTCCTCTGAATATGCATGACTGGGAAGTCAAATACTCAGATGAACTCACAATGTTCTGGAATATGACCAGGACCTTACTCGAAGACGCCAGTATCACTTACTCAGGGGACTACTGGGACTTTGTCGATTTTTGTTTTACGGAACATGACGGCGCTGTGGCGAGGGTGACTTGGGAATACCAGGAACAGACCACATGGTTTGAACACCGTCTTAGTCATATCTGGAAGAACCTCAGACGAAGCGTGATGGAAAATGGACTCTATGAGGAAATGTTCAGGGGTGCAAATGTATACAATTTCATGGACTTTGCAAAAAATAGTATCCGTGTATATTAAATGCTCCCAGACCTCACATCTCAAAAAGTTGCCATCCCCGCCGCTCTTTTTTTGGCGCTCAGCCCAGGTGTTCTTCTCACCACAGACGGCAAAAAGATCGCTTTCAGGAACGGGAAGACCAACCAAATGGCTGTGCTCTTCCACGCTCTCGTGTTCTTCCTCGTGTACAGTCTCATCGCCAAGGCTATGGGTCTCGTCCTCACCAAGACCGACCTTCTCGTGACCACCACCCTCTTCTTGGCTCTCAGCCCAGGTCTCCTCCTCACCCTCCCACCAGGGTCTGGTGGCGTCGTCCGCTCTGGTCAGACCAGCCTCCCAGCCGCTCTTACCCACGCGGTGGTGTTCGCCCTCGTGTTCGCGATTTTGCGTCGTCAATTTCCTCAATTCTACTAAATAAGAGGATGAAGTATCTCGTCTTGGCACCCGCTTCTATGGGAATTTATTCACTTATAGGAGCTCTAAAGGCGAGAGAAAGTAGTCTCGTTGACGTCAAAGAAATTTCTGGATCGTCGGCGGGTTCAATCATCACTCTATTCTTGGCGGTGGGAATGTCTGTAGACGAAATTCTGAAAATATCTTTGTCCCTAGATGTTTCACAATTGATGAAAATACGGATTACCTCATTCTATAGTAAATTTGGATTTGTCGATATATCTCCAATCAGGAAAAAGTTGGTGGAAATATGTGGACATGACCCAACATTCAATGAATTAGATATGAAAATATATATTTCAGCGTTTTGTTTAAACACGTCTGAAACAGTATACTTCTCTAAAGATACTCACCCAGATATGAAGGTTATAGACGCAGTGTGTATGAGTATGGCAGTACCTGTCATATTCGCGTGTGGTACGTATGGTGGAAATACGTACATTGATGGTGGAACGATGGAACAATACCCACTCGCACCATTTTTAGATAAAAAACCCCATGAAATTACTTGTATTAAGATTAAATTAAATAAAATTTTTAAAGAAAATATATCCAATCCAAAAGAATTCATAGAAGCCCTGATTTTATCCACGTTATCAAATAGAACTGAATACGATAAATCTATAGAGGTTGTAGAAGTAAACGTAGGGGATACAGATATTTTTAATTTTAGTATGACCTATGAAGAGAAAATTAGATTGTTTAACATGGGATATTTGAAGTGAATACTTTTTTGTTAGTTTAAGATATATGATAGACGCGTGTGATCCAGACGCGGATATGGAAACCCTTCGAAGGCTGATCAAGCTGAATACAGGGGACAACCTTACACTAACAAAAAAAGAAATGTGTCAAGTGTATGATGAAATCCAGGACGGGAAGTTACCCCTCCCCCCTTTGATCATGAGTTCAAACCGAACCTATTTGATTGATAAAAAGTCACCACTTAAACCTGGAGACTATGATGTTCTCTTTGATTCATCGTCGAAACGTAGCGACCTCAAGAGGATTGCACGTAAAGTTGGAATCAAACGTTTAGAACAATTGACGAAAATTCAAATCATAGATGCCATCGGTAAGAGGTTGCGTTACATGAACATTCATGAACCTGTCAAGTTTGCGAGAAGACAGACTAAGACTTCACCCCCCATGAATTTCAACAACACAGCAGTGAACAACGTAGCAACGAATAACGTAGCAGCGAACAACACAGCAGTGAACAATAACGCTAACTTGTTGAACAACGGGTTCAAGAACAACGGGTCCAATAACAATGGGTTCAAGAACAACGGGTTCAATAACAACGGGTTCAAGAACAATGGGTTCAATAACAACGGGTTCAAGAACAACGGGAATCAACCCAAAAAGTTGAACATGAAACCAAATTTTTTAAGTAAAACCAATCGCGGTGGAAATAATTCTGAAGGACCAAGATTTCCAAAGAATGGTGTGTACGTAAGAAATGAAAGACCGAAGTTTCTAGGTGGTACTAAACGAGCCACCTCTAAACGTTACAATTCATACAACAATTACGATAACTATAATAACAAACCCGGATTTATGTCACGTTTTTTCGGTAAGAAAAAGGATTCAGAATTTATTCCATCCAAGAAGTTCACTGGTGAAAAAAAGGGATATGTTTTTAAGACGGACGTTAAAGGGATTGGGTATTACAAAAATACAGCTCGCCCCGTTCAAGGACCCGAACGCGAACCGTTCAAGCCCAATTTTTCCAACAAGCCCAATTTTTCCAACAAGCCCAATGTGCCCAACAAGCCCAACGTGACCAACGCAAATAATGCTCTAAAAAAAAAGATCCAAAATTTGGAAAATAAATTAGCGTCTAAAAATAACAATATTCGAAATATTGAAACTAAACTTGAAAATGCTAAAAAAAATGCAGAAAATAAAATTGCCGAAGCAAAGAATGAGGGTAGTAGAAAAGCTGAAGAAATTGCGATCAGTGCAAAGAAAAAGGTTGAAGACTTGGAGCGTCAACAGTTTGCACTACAATCAACTCTCACAACTACACGGAACAGTCTTGAAAATTTAGAACGACAGAAAAATGCCAACATTGCCGCGATTACACGACAGAAGAACAATGCCGAAAATAAAATACGAAATATTCAAAATAAACTTGAAAATGCCCAAAAGAATGTTCAGAATAAAATAGCTTTAGCTAAGGCCGAGGGAACTGCTGAAGCACAAAAGAATGTAAACAGTGCGAAAAGGGAGGTTGAAAACTTGAAGGCCACTCTCAATTCTACTCGTCAAGAAAAGAATGCCGCCATTGAAAACATTAGAACTCAACTCCAGAATGCCCAAAAGAATGTCGAGAATAAGATAGCTCGAGCTAAGGCTGAGGGAACCGCGGAAGCACAAAAAAATGTAAACAATGCGAAAAGGGAAGTTGAAAACTTGAAGGTCAGTCTCATGACTACCAGTCAACAAAAGAATAACTTGATACGAAACTTACAAGAAAAGAACGCAAACTTGAATACATTGAGAAACAACCTTAAAATGGCACAGAATAATGCTTCAAGGAAAGAACAGGAAATTATCGAAGCTAAATCTAATATTAACCGAGTTAGACTTGAAGCTGAAAGAGCTGCCAATGAATTGAAAAATGAACTAACCCGGGAGAAAAATCAAAAGCAACAAGATATCAATAAAGCCAGAGAAGAAGTGCGTGTACTTACACAACAGGCAGCTAATGAACAAACTGCGGAAGCAAGGAGAATCGCAAACAATGCCAAAAGAAATTATGACAAACTTGTAAACGATACTGCTAAAAATAAACAATTAAAAAATAAACAAATTCAACTTAGCACCTTGTCTGCGGACAGTGGTGTAAACTTCTCAAATAAAATATCGAGTCTCACCAATCTAGCTAGTGCATCAATATTGGAAAAGGAGATCATGAACGCAAAGAATAAAGCAAAGCAAAATCAAATATTAAAAAATAAAGAATTCAAAAATTTGAGAAATAAATTAAATCAAGAAAAGTTAGAAAGACAAAAAGAAATTCAAAATGCTCAACGTGAAACTCAACTTCTTGTTCAAAGAGCCAAAAACTCTAAAAATATAGAAGCTAAAAGGATAGCCGAAGAAGCACAGAGAGAACTCCAAGTTCTCAAAAATGAAAGTCAAAAATATCGGATGTTGGAGAATAGAAGACAGGAACTTCGTGCACTTTCAGCGACTGTGTTCACAAATGATTTTGGTAATCGAATATTAGGTATTCAAACACTTGAGGCTGCCAATGCACTGGAAGCAAATATTAGGAAAGCTAAAAAGGCTGCTGAAAATAATTTAGAACGTAGATTGAAAGAGGAACGACAGATTCAAAAAAATGAAGCATTTGCTTCACTTAATGCTGCCGTTACCATTAACGAATTACGACGAGCATATAAATTGGGTGCTAAGAAATTTCACCCCAATAAAGGTGGAAATAAAACTAATTTTGTAAAATTTAAAGATTATTATGATACTAAAACACGGACATTTGAAAAAGCTGCTGCTAACAAGGCTGCTGCTAACAAGGCTGCTGCCAACAAGGCTGCTGC